CTGCATTAACAAGATATTTATCAGAAATATATTCTGATTGTATGAAAGTTTTTAACATAGGCATCTTTTTAAAAGCCCATTCATATTCGTTAGACCAATCTATTATACGTAATTCTTCTTTCCATGCTAAGTTCGGAATTTTGAGTGGTCGCAGTAAACTATAATCTTCAATGCTATCTCTAATTTTTAAAATATTTTCATATGCAATTTGAAGAACATCAGAACTAAAATATTTAAAATATGATTCTAATTCTTCTGTTCCCATCATATAAGTTGTTGCATAAAAATCATCAACTTCACGATCACCATTCTGTGCATTAAGATATGCCTTATGAACAATTCTATCTTCTTTACGAAGATAATGACTATCAGTTGTAATAATAAAAGGCAAATTAAAAAACTGTGCATATTCATAAAGTTGTTGATTCACATCTATTTGATCTTTATTCTTTGATGGTTGCATCTCCAAATAAAAATTACCATGACCAAAAAGTTTATCCATTTGTTCAATCCAAATATCAATCTTCGGAATTAAACTTGGATTTGTTTTTGATCTAAGAATCTGTGTCGGAAGCGCGCCACCTAAACAAGCTGTACTACCAATTACATGACCTGGATTCTTACCAATAATTTCAATCAGATCATTATAATATGTCGGAACACGACGCATACCACGAGCCATATAACTACGCATCCATGCGCGAGTTGAAATCTCTCTTATTTGCCGCGCGCCTTCTGCGTCTTTTGCCAAAAGAATAAAATGGTAATATCTATCAGCATCTTTATTATAATTTTGAGCATTTAATCCATTTCTACAAAGATAAATCTCATTTCCAAGAATTACTTTAAGATCTGGATATTTTTCTTTCAACTTTTTGGCAATCTTTTCAGCCTTAACCCATCCACTAATACTTTCATGGTCAGTTAAGGCTATTACTTTATGCCCAAGTTCTCCAGCATAATTAAATAATTCATCAAGTTTGTTTATGCAATCACGCAAACGAATATTTGAATAATCTGAATGATTATGTAAGCTCCCTGGATAATTTAGTTTCTCCATTCAACTACTCTCCATTTCTATTTTCTATATATAGTATACCATAAAATAAAAGGAAAGTCAAATTAACTTTCCTTCTATTCCCACAAAATCAATCCTTCATATTTTTTCTTTTTATTTAATTTTCCATTTTTTCTTATATATAAGGGATCTACAATTATGCCTAATGATTGTGCAATTTTATCTACGTTATCATTAGTTTGAGTTGTCCCATGAGCAATTATTATATAAAATTTTTCTTTTAACTCTGTCAAATAATTTTTAAACTAATCTTCTAATTCTAAAGGCAGCTATTCAATTACAACAACTTTTTTATTATTATAATTTGGTCCAACATATTCATATGAACCGCAAGTTCTTTCTAACATCTTTTGATTAGTCATAAGATTTGCATATTTCATGTTATGTAAACTACGGGTTATATTATTTTTATTATTATTAGTAGTCGGACTCCAATTTATATTGTTTTCCATATAGTTTAATAATTTTAAATGTGTTGTACGCATACAATAACGTAATCCATGATCTAAATAGTATTTACCAAAAAAATCATTGATTCGCGTTCCGATCCCTAACCCTTGATAATCAGGTAATACAACAAGTCTATGACTTCTAAACATATTTTTAATATTTCCATTCGGAACATTTAAAATGCTATTCATAGCAACAAGTGTATCATTCCAATAAACAAGAAAAAGTTTTGCTGCTTTATTAAAATCACCACTTAAATAGTGATGCTTCCTAAAAATGTCCCACACATCCTTGGAATCGGACTGGTAGATGTGTAGGACTATGTTTCCCCCAAGTCTACCCCACGACAATCATAAACTTTTTTATCATCTAAATCAATAACGAAATCTGGTTTGAGATATGGAATAAAATCTTTATGGCAAGAAGAAAAAATTATGTTATGTAAATTATTTTTAATAATAAAATTATGTAGGCCCTTACAAGTGGATTTGGCCACGTTTCTGTCAATAGTAGAAGTAAATTCATCAAAAATAGTATAATTATCTATATTTAAAGCTATATCAGCCCTAAATCCTTCTCCCACTGACAAAACTTTCCGTGGTCTACACCAAACTGGAAGACTGTTCAATCCAACTGCGGTTAAACGATCAAAAGCTTCTTGTGGTGTATTAAAATTAGAAACTATTGCATTATCATTATACTACTTTAAAGCTGTATTATAATTTACAAGTTCTCTAAGCATGACAGTTTTTCCGCTTCCACTCGCACCAACTATACAACAAATATTAAAGTTATCTGGAAGTGAAGGAAAATTAAAGGGATAAAATTCACTTTTCCCATTAAATTCATAATCAAAATTTTTACTTATTAACTCAGTAAAATTATCAGTTGGTACTTCACTAATTAATGGAGTTGTTTTTTCAGATAACTTCTATAGTACATTACATTCAGTATATAACATTATTCTCCTTAGTGAATATTCACTAACCAATATATATTAATTAAAATCCAAACTATAAAAATCATTTTATACTTTCAATTAACTCTTCTTTTGAAAAAGCCCAAGTCTTACCATAGTCATCTAACTTATATAAATTATAATCCGGTCCAGGCCATCCCCAAATAAATATAAATCCCGTTCTATCTTTTGTAAGTTCTAGTTCCCAATTATTAATTTTACATATATCATCTTCTACATTTTTATCTTTTATATGTGTACCATACATCCATCCATAAATTGGACTTTCAGTTTCACTACAATACCAATCTAAATAATCAAAATATTTTAATTCCATATCAAAACTCCAAAAGATTATCCACAACTTCGTAATCTTCAATAAACAGCTGCGGCGTTATATTACCTTGCCACTCATTTAAATTTGGCTTTCCCACAATACTAATCTTAATCTCATTACATTCATCAAGCTTTCTAATTAAATCAATTGCATGAAACTTAATAAATATAATTCCATTCTTTTCAAAACGAACAGTATCTTTATTAGTGCCAATTACCTTATATTCATAAGCATCTAAATAAATATTTGGTACAAAAATTAAGGGTTCTGGATTATTTTGGCCCCAAATTGAAGTATTACTAGCCAAATCATAAATTAAATCTTCTAAATCAGCCGCGTTTGCTTCACGAATAAAGTTTACATCATACATGCCTTCATTAAAATTAATATCTTTTAATGCTTCATTCGCGTATTGATGAAAAGAATGTAAATTATTATCAAGAATTGACGCACCAGCCGCGTTTGCATGACCTTGCACCCATTCAAAATATCCGCTCTCTATTAAAAACTTCTTTAAATCTGTTAGCTCACAATCACTTACATTACGAATTGAACCACGATCATATCCTTCATCATTTTTACGTGCAAGTATTGTTGGACGCTTATACTTTGCGGCGAGTTTCATAGCAGCTAAACCGGTTACTTCTTGTGGATAATCATCATCTTCATCAAGTCGAACAAAAAGAATTTTATTCTCAAGTAAGTCATATTTAAAAATCTTCTGCTCTAATTCAGCAACCATCTGATCAGTTACTCTATTCTGTTTAGCTTTTGCATTGGTGCATTCACGTAATGATTCAATAGCCACTTCTTCCATTGTACCTTTCGCACCACGTTTATTACAAGGAACTTTTCTATGACCATCAATTAGCCCAAGGAATAATCTTTCTTTCTCTTCCATAGTACCCATACGAATCATCGCGTTCATCATAGGAACAATATAAAAAGCGACACTAATTGGTGTAACTTCATTATTCATAGAATAAGCTTGTTTCTCAACAGCACATTTAAAGAAATAGTTATTAATATTTTTAAAACCATTTAACATGATATATCTATTCTCTAAATCAAGAACAGATCCCATATCTCCACACACACCGAGCGCAGCCAAGTCAATAAATTTAGACGAAATTGGAAGAGATGGGTTACTTGCGGCTTCATGATAACGGCAAAATTGCCAAGTCACACCAGCACCAGTTAAATCTTTGTTTGAATACTGTGGTGAAAGCTGGTTATTAATAATACATGCATTGTCACTAATAGGTTGATCATCATCAATTTCATGGTGATCTAATATTAAACAGCGAGTGCCTTGTTCTTTTAAAAGTTCATGATATTCATAATCATTACTTGAACTATCGGGTAGAATTACCAAATCATAATTTATACCGCTTTCAAGAATATGTTTGATGTGATCTTCTAATCCATGCTCTTTATGTTCATGAAGCATATAAGTAATGTCTTGATTTGGATTTATTGCTTTAATATATTGATACATGATGGCGCTTGAAGTAAAACCATCAACATCACAGTCTACTATTAGCAAAATCTTTGATTCTCGCTCTTTTACAATTTCATTAAACCAAATTGCACCAGTATCTATATTATCCAAAAGTGATGGATCATTTAAACAAACAGAACTTGGATTTTTATACTTATCTATGTCCGTTACACCGCGCGCCTTCAATAGATTAGCTAAATAATCTTCTGTAAAATTTTCATTAACAAGATTTACTTTCATGTTGCTCCTTTCAGACTCGAACACGTGCCCGAAGAAGCTTCAGAAACACTTCTTCACCTTTATCACTTGGTGAATCTTTCAAGTCTAATAAATTTTCTTTATCATATATAAAACTAAAGTTAGCATAATTTTTATATTTTAAACACATATTATATAGTTTATTAAAATAAGTTTCTTCGTTTTTAGAAACCTCTTCTTTATCAAAGCATACCACAATTTCTTGTGGATGGCAAGTTCTAATTAATATATCAAGAGCATATTTATTTAACTTTGATCCGCAGACAGCGGCCGCGCAATTAGGAATTGAGAATGATTCCATTTGAAGCGTGCTTTTTTCTGCCTCAAATAAATATGCAATACCAGTTGCTTTTATATTTTCTTGTGTCATATTAAGCCCATACAAATTAAGACTCAAGGGATGGCTATACCATTTGCCTTCAATTTGTACTGGCATATATTTACCCCAATTTTCAATATCATCCTTATTCAGCGCGCGGCCACGTATTCCTACGAGTCGGCCGCTCACATCGTAATGTGGTATAATAATTTTATTCTGAATTGGTGAGAAGCGGATATTGAATTTATCCATCGCTTCTTTACTAATTCCATCATTAAGCCATTCTACTGGATAATATTTGATAAACGAATCCAATATACCTTCAGGATAATTTGGTAATTCTCTTCGCTCTTTCTTTAAATCATAATCTTCTCGAATTGCTTTATATGCATGTGGATTATAATCATCTTCACTAAAAAAAGAACAACCGCGTATAACTTCATATATATCATTAAACCAATCATACGTAATATTTCTTGTTTCGTAAAAATGTTTCAGGAAAGAAAATATACTTTGTCCTCCACACTCTGTATAACAATAAAATATATGAGTATTCTTATAATAATAAAGTTTCCACGATGCAGATTCTACATCTTCGTTATGACATATTGTAGGCATCAACAAGTAATCACCACGATCATCATAAGGAATATTGAGCCTATCTAACATCACTTTAACTTTATTATCATCAAGCTGTTCAATTAATTCTTGATAATCTATCATTTAATCTCATTCACTTTCTCAAGAATTTCATTAAAGTTATTATCTTCCCATTCCATTTCAAAGAAATGTCTTGTATATCCTTCAATCTTTTCAAGTCGTGAATCTGTCATATACAAATCTTCTTTACGTAGATTGCCTAAATCTACAATACTCCAAATTCTAACTTGAGTCCATTCACCACTTCGTACTTTATATATATCAGTTACAATTGTTGGAATTGGTTCACCAGTACTAGCAAAAAAATCAATTTCTTCCTTGCTTGGCCGCGCCATAACCATACCAATATCTGCTTTATTAATAACAGCGCGTGATCCAGCAATAGAGCTTTCATTTCTTATATTCTGATTAGAATCTGCATTTGCATTAACTTGTGTTGAAGTAAACATACATATATTCAATTCAACAGCTAATTCCTTCAAAGCAGTCGAGAACATCAAAAGAATTTCATCATTTCTTAAACTAACACCTTTAAATTCCCCTAACAGACTTGGACAGATAAAGATATAGTCAAAAAATACATATTCAATTCCATGTAATAATACTTGTTCTCTTACTAAATTCTTTACCAAATCAATTCGTGGTGCTGGCATTTGAACAATAAAGAAGTTATCTTTATATTGTTCCATAATCCAAACTGCTTGACGAATAATTCTATTTTCTTTTTCAGTAAAATTACCATATCTAAATTTTGATTCATTAAAGCCAGTCAAATATGATAAAATCATCTTCTGAATTTCTTGAATAGTTTGCTCGGTTGCAATAAACATCGTCTTACAACCGCTACCAATTTGAACCCACTTATCTTGCTTCGATTCGTATCTAAACGGATAAGCAATTAGACAAGCATCACCTACAGCTTGCCGCGTTTTACCAGTACCACTGGCTGCGCTTCTAATAATCAAAGTTCCACGTCGCGCGCCAGAGATAACCTCATTAAGTATATCACCTTGCACTGGTACACCAATATCTGTTTGCAACTGCGCGCTTTCAATTATATCTTCAATTCCAGTAAAAGCACTTTCTGTACGAGTTACTTCGTTTTGAGTAAACTCATTTTCTAATCCCAATACCTTTCTTTTTAAAGCATCAAGGATTTCATCTATTTCTAACTTTTCAAAGTTCTTATTTACTTCAAGTGCTTTTGGATTTGTTAAATCTTCTATATAAAACTCACTTATATCAAAACCGTCATTTTGAAGTTTTGTCAATAAGTTAATCTTCTTTAACCGCTTATAATAAAACTCAAAGTTCTGTGTTTCAGATAAATATTCTGCATCTTGTAGATATTCAATTCCATTATTCTGTTTGAAAATAACTGAAGCGGCGCCATTTGACTGCAAATAATTTTCTACATCAATGGGTTGAATTTTATTCGCGCCGCCGCGATATAAATTTTCAATTGCCGCAAAAATATACTTGTCAAACTTATAATAAAAGTCATCAAGACTTAGCTGGTATCTATCTGTTTCACTCAGAAATTGCGGCCGCTTCATGAGTGAGCCAAATAATTGCAATATACTATTTTTGTCTACCACTCACTCTATGCCTCCAATATCATCAAGATTATATTTTTCTTTTGATTCTCGCTTTCGCGTTAATTTAATAACTACCTTTTCTTTTTCTTCTTCTTCAAGAGCTTTCATGAATCCATGTTTCTTTCGCTCTTGCTCAATCCAATAGTTTTTTGCTTCTGTAAAAACATATGGAACTATACCAAGGCCACCATGTCCAACCCAAGGATTATGTTTGACTTCATAGAAATACTTCAAAGAAAAAAAGATCCCTTTTGGATTGATTTTATTGTCTTTCCAAAATTTTTTTATTTGTGCGTCACACAAAAAATAATCATACTTAACCTTTAAATCTCTCGCTAAGAAATCATAGATCATTAAAATCCAATCTTCATCTGTTGCTGGCGCCGCCTTCCACGTTAAATAACATTCTTTATGATAATACCATCCTTTAGATGGCTGTATCCAATCGACATTTTCACCTTTAGTTTTGTCAATTGGCATATGACAAATCCGACATTCGGGCATTCTATCACCCTTCCATTTTTATTCTACTTATATTATACCATAAAATCCCGAATTAGTCAAATTTAAAAGACACAGGTCATCCCTGTGTCTTCTCCATCTCTTCCATATCTAAAACTACCAGTTGTAGCAAATCTACTTGATCTTCAGTAAATTCACTCAGTTTCATTCGCCTTCCCATTGTCATCTCAATACGCTTAAGTATTGCAGAAGCCATATCTGGATTTGCATTCTCTCCAGTGCCCACAAGTTTTACCCAGAGTTCTTGTGCGCGGGCGCGAACTTCATTGAAATTAAGACTCTCATCTGTTTTCGTTTTTATACTATCAACGACTGTAGCTCCATCACGTTTTTCTGCCATTTCGATAGCATCTGCAATTGCATTTACTAGTTCGTCATATCCGAAAGGGATCTTATCTGGCATATATTTAAATCTACTGCCAGCGAATAGTGTTGGTGTTTCTCTTGTATACAGCCAACGCTTCCGTTCACCATTCACCCATTCGTTGCCGATATAGCCAATAATATCGACAATACCATTACAAATCTCGTTTGCACGTTTTGGCAGATCTGGTGAAATTATTTCAACATCATTACCTTCCGCAGTTTTTTCAACACGTGAAGCACTATGTGCGATTAACACAACGCCATACCCAAGCTGAGTAATGCGTCTTAATGAGCTTTCAAACTCCTTTTTACACGCTGTATAACCAGCGCCCCAAGGAATATCAGCAATTTGCTGTACACCATTCTGTTGGCAAATAAATTTTTCACACATTTCCCAACAAA